CAAAGCAATTATTTCTTATGCTGATTCAGATTACCATTCTGGTACAATTTATAGAGCTTGCAACTTTAAGTACTGCGGTCTTACGGATAGAAAAAAAGATTTCTACTATGCAGACGGAACTAAGCACTCTCGTGGAAAAATAAAAGGTGCTGAAGGAGAATGGAAAGACCGCTCCCGCAAGCACCGATACGTTATGATATTTGATAAGAAACTAGATTTGTTATGGTGAAGTATTAAGTGTATTTTCGGTTTTGATTAGCCTTTCATTTACATACTGAGAAGACTTATCATAAAACATAATCTTTCTCATATCAGTTAAAAACTGTCCAAGATATTCTGGTTTTAGAATAAACAGTTCTCTTTTCTTATTATTTTTTTCAACTTCATATTCATAATTACTGACTCCTGTTACTGGATTAAGAGTTGCCAACCCATTACTTGGGTCTGGTATTGTAAATGAGGAATCAACAACCTTTCCAGCAGGAAGAATTAATCTTTTACTCGAATCCCTAACTTCTGTAGTCTTGTAATACTTGACTGCGTTTAAATCTGCAAAACCATACTTATTCAGAGCAAAGTTATATAAGTCTTTATCGGATAATGGCCATTGCTCTCTCACATTTACAATTCCTGCAGTAATCAATACAACCCAATCTAAATCTGGTGAATTGTATAATTCATCCGCAACTGTGTCTGGACGAGCACCATCTCTAACAATATATTTGTTGAAAATAGTAAAAACATTTTGTAAATCATCACGAAGTTTGACTCTTCTGAATAAGTTCTTGACTCTTACATAATCAAGAGAAGAGTTCTTATTTGATAGTGGTGATTGATAGTCTAAATTTGGTAGTTCTCTAAAGTAAGACATATCAGTAACCTACCCCTCCTAGATCGTCCGTATACTCTCCAGAGTAAATTGGATTGATTTCATTAAAGTTCAATCCAAGTTGTAAATGAACTGGTGTTCCATCATCGTAAGTAGAATATGTGTTAGAACCAGTATAGTTTACAGTCATATTTGTTAAGGCACATACCTTAAATCTATTCAAGAAAGGATGATCATATTTACCACTCATGTACTTAATCTTAAAGAGATCTGGTGATTGTAAGAAAATTCCGGTGCCTTCATTTGCTTTTGCTGCCATAGACTTCTTAAAAAATCTAATCATTTTCATAACTTCTAAACCTTCTTCAGAAAATCTAGGAGCAATGTCAAATACAAAACTAAATGATCTTAATGTTGGACCTTCGAACAATAGTTCTTGGTTTGGGTTTAAAACCTGACCAGTTGTTCTAGATATAACTGATTTAAGGTTTACATTACCACCTGCAAAGTTGACAACCTTTCCAGCAATAGCAGATTGTAATGAAGTAATAGTTTCATTTGATAATGCTGCATTAGCAGCACCTTTTCCAAAACCAGTTAATGAATCTACAAAACCAGAAATACCACCTGAAAATTTTTTATCGTCAAGTGCAGCTGCTAGTCCTGCAGCCTCAAGTGGGTTTAATGAAGAAGAACCCCACTCTGCAGAATTATTATCTCCAATAGACTGAGGCATTGGTAAAATTACATGCCCAACAATTTCTTCATTTTGTCCTTGAGCTTGTGATTGTGTTTGTGCTGTTATAAATGGTGATTCTTTTGTAACACCAAAATTTGGTTTTTTAAATTTTACTACTTTTATATACAAATAATCGCTACTCTCAGTGAGTGCTTGTCTTGGATATCTATAATACTCTACTCCACCGACTGTTGGTGGAGTGGTTTTTGCTGCTATTGATGTTGTTGAGGTTTGAGTTGTTGAACCTTGTGTATCTTTAGATATTGATAGTGCATTACTACCACCCAAGTTTAGGCTTGGAATTTGATTATTACTATCCGTGCCAAACTTTGCGTTAGTAAAAAAATCTTGCGCCATCTATTTTTTCTAACTATTTAGACGGAAATTGGCAAAAGGCAGGGTTTGTAAGTCTTTTATTTCTGATGGATATACCTCATAAAGAGATCCAGCAACTTCATTCCATGTATATTGCCTCACTTCTCCCCAATGGAAGTTAATACCTTTGAATCCCCATTGATAAACTTCAGTCACAGCAACAAAAGGATTTTGATCATACCTTAGATTATTTGTCTTTGCATTATAAACAAAGACATAAAACTTACCAGCTTGTGGAACTTTTCCACTTTCTTGAAGAACTTCTAAAAGTTCTAACATAATATCATCAGCGTTTTCTGTTCCTGTTAGACTATCAACTACAGAACGAATACGATTAACATTTGAATCAGTATCTGTGACACCTTTTTGCTTTCTTTGTTCTTCTAGTTTTCTTTTTTGACTTGTGAGAAAAGACTCTCTGATTGCCATTAATTGATACCTAACTCATCTTCTGTTAGAACTTTAAACTCCCATTGTCTATCTTCACAAAACTCTTTTGCTGCTCTCCACTTTGCTTGGTTTTTTGCATATTCATATGCTTCATAAAGATATTTTTTAGTTTGTCTTTGTGGTTTTGTTGGAGGTGCAGTTTGTCTCTTTGGTTTAATTTCAATCAAGTATTTTTTGATTTGTCCAGAACTTTCCAAGACTTTGATGTAAAAATCTGGAAAATATCTATGAACTCTATTATCAATTGGAGAACGATATGGAAGTGCTATTTCTTCAGAACCCCATTCCAATATTTTTTCATTAGTGTCACAATAAACCATGAATTTGCGTTCCCATAATGATCTGTATATAATGTTTGTGGGATCGCCCTTATACTTTTTTGGATAACTTGGTTTATATTTTCCTTTATATGACATCTAAATAACTAAAAGCTCATAATAGGTATTTAGAGTGGTCGAACCCCGCAAAATATCAGATATAAAACCAATATTCAGTAATCTAGCTCAAACTTCTCACTATCAAGTTATATTTGGTGGGTTATCATATCCATTAGTATCTTATTTAATTTCAAAAGGGATTGATAGTAGATTTATTGGTGAAACAGTTGGATTACTGTGCAGTTCGACTAGTTTACCAGGATCTCAATTTGCAACTGCAGATATTACTGGAAACTTCACTGGTATTACAGAAAAGTTTGCTCATACCAGAACATATAATCAAATTGATATGGAGTTTTATGTTGATAGTGATTATAGAACTCTTAAGTTTTTTGAGCATTGGATGGAGTTTATGTCAAGTGGGTCTGAACAATACTATGATAGACCTGGATATTATGTTAGAATGAGATATCCAAATGAATATAAAGTCAATAGAACTAAGATAATTAAATTTGACAAAGATTATCGTGTTGAGTTGGAATATAATTTTTATGGTTTGTTCCCTCTTGTTCTAAATCCAACTCCTGTAAATTATGGTTCTTCAGAAGTATTGAAAGCAAATGCCACATTTCATTTCGATAGATATGTGACTGGAAAAGTCTCTAGTTTTGATTTCTTCAGAGGCGAAGATAATAACAACTTCCAACTCAAACTTCCCAAACCAACTTCTTCCTCCACACAAAGAAGAGTTCCAGTTTCTGCAGGTGCTTCTGGTGGTGGAGGAGTCACATTTAGACCTGCTGACTTACCAGTAGGAACTGCGATTGTTCAAGGAGAACTTTACAGTAGTATAATTGGGGAGAGAAGAGCCTTCTAAATATTTTTACTGAACTTTATAGGTTATTATGCCTTTACCAACAATTGCTACACCAACATATGAGTTGGAAATTCCATCGATAAAGAAAAAGATTAAATATCGTCCATTTTTAGTTAAAGAGGAAAAAATTCTAATCCTGGCATTAGAAAGTGAAGATACCAAACAGATTGCAAATGCAGTTAAAGAAGTTATTACAAATTGCATTTTAACCAAAGGTATTAAAGTAGAACAACTTTCTACCTTTGACATTGAATATATCTTTTTGAATGTTAGAGGAAAATCAGTTGGGGAAGAAGTAGAAGTATTAATTACTTGCCCTGATGATGGAAGAACTCAAGTCCCTGCTTTGATTAAACTAGACGAAATTAAAGTTCAGGTAAGTCCAGAACACAGTAGAGATATTGTTCTAGATGATAACCTAACACTAAGAATGAAGTATCCTTCTATGAATGAGTTTGTTAAAACAAACTTTGCAGTATCCGAAGAATTATCTCTTGACGATACTTTTTCTATGATTGCAGCATGTATTGAACAAGTTTATAGTGAGGAAGAGTCTTGGTCTGCATCAGATTGCACTAAGAAAGAAATATCAGAATTCTTAGAGCAATTGAGTTCAAAACAATTCAAGCAGATTGAAAAGTTTTTTGAAACAATGCCTAAACTTTCTCATACAATTGAAGTTACCAATTCGAATACTGGCGTTACAAGTGAAGTTCTTCTGGAGGGACTATCTGCTTTTTTCGGGTGAGTATGGCTCATACTAGTATTGAGTCATACTATAAGGTTAATTTTGCCCTCATGCAGCATCATAAATACTCTTTGACAGAGCTAGAAAATATGATACCGTGGGAGAGAGAAATTTACTTAGCTTTACTCCAACAGTATATTGAAGAAGAAAACTTAAAGCAGAGAATCAATGGCTGAAATGGCGTCGCCAATTGAAGGAGGTATTCAAGCTGCCAGAGGAGTTGCTGGAGGCGTTGATGCGGCTCTCTATGAAAGAGTTCAGGCTACTGAGAGAGGGATAGTAAATCTATCTTCAAGTCTGAATGGTATATCTCAACAGATGGCACAGTTCAGTGTGTCTCTGCAAGCAATTTCTTCAAATATAACTGCCGAAACTAGTTTAGAAAGAGCAAAAGAAAGACAAGAGCAGCAACAAGAGTTTTTACTAGCACAACAGCAAATTAGAGAAGGGAAAGAAAGTGCTGTTGAAAGAAAGATTCAATCTTCGTTATCTGCTCCTGTTCAAAAAATATCTGCCAAAGCTGAGAATACATTAGGTAGACTCAAAAATATATTCACAGGTGTTTTATTTGGTTGGTTAGCATTATCAACTGTTGGATTAATTAATCGGTACGGAAAAGAAGTACCTGCTAAATTTGCATCTGTTCGTGATAGTGTTTTATTAGGACTGAACAAAGCAGGTGAATTTTTATCTACAATTAAAAGTGCGCTTACTAATACATTTTCTACAATATCCTCTATTTCTTCTAGAGTTGCTCAGCATGTAAATGTTGGTTGGTTTTCAGAACCAGTTAAAAGTTTGATTGAAGCAGTAAAAGGAGCATTTAAAAAGTTTTTTAATGTAGGACCAGGTAGCAATAAGGATGGAACTGGTGGAAGTGACATGAGAGGAGGCTCAACCGAAGGTTCCACTCAAAATCTCCAGATGAATGAATCTGAAGAATCAGAAAAGAGATCTGAAACAGAAAATACCACTAGCACTGCAGGGCTAAGTAGTCTTTCCAATATGTTAATGTCGCAAAGTGCATTATCAAATCTTGGAATGTCTACTGAACAAACAGAAGCAGAAAATAAAACTTCTCAACCAACTAGTCAAAAAGTTGAACCACTGAAGATTAATCAAGAACCAGTTTCTGGTAGCAATCAAGTTCATAGTGAAGAGCAAGAAAAGCAACCAGCAATGTATGGTGAGATTAAAGTTTCGCCATTAGAAAATGTTGAAGGTCTTGACATAAGTTCTTCACCCGTAGAGGCACAAACAACACCAGTAACTGTACCTCAAGCTCAAGTTTCTCCAATTGCCAAACAAGATATTTCTCAAAAAGTTGGAGCATTACCAGAACCAGCACCAAATGTAGTGGTTGCAACTGCTCCAGCACAACAGCAGGCACAACAAGGATATGCTCAAGGAAGAGCTCCTGCATATGAAGTTCCTACATTGCTGACAAGTAATCCAAATAATTTCTATGCAATGTATTCAAAAACTGTATACAATGTAATTGGATAAGATGGCATATAAATCTTCTATCAATACCTCTGCAATCAATAAATCTGTAGGAACTTTTAAACAAAGTCTAGGTAATGCTCAGAAGTCTGCTGCTAGAGTAAATTCATCTCTTGTAGGTAGAAACAAATTCAAAAAGGAATCTATTTCTAGAAAAAATTACTTATTTACTATTCGAAGAGCTGCAGTTAAGAGAAAAGAATCCGAAGATGCTGCAGAAGCAACAACAGCACTAGGAGTAAGAAGAGCACCTTCAAAAATTTCTTCAAGTAGCACTAGAAGTTTTTTTGGAAGAATGATGGATATTAGTGGTGCTTTAATGGCTGGATGGTTAGTTGGAAACCTGCCAAATATCATTAACTTAGCAGAAGCCACAAGTCGTAGAGCAATTGAGGTATCTAGAGTTTTAAGTGGCGCAGTTACAAGTTTTACCCAAATTCTCACGGGATTGCTTGCTGGTCTTGGAACAATCGGATCTAGTATATTGAGAGGTGACATTGGGGGTATTTCAAGCGGTCTTTCTAAATCCACAGAAGACATGAAAAATTCATTCTATAGAATGTATGTGCAACTGGAAGAAGCATATAAAATTTTAAAAGAACCTTTGGATTTTTCAAAAGACATTGAAGAATTAAAAATAAGACTTGGATTGGAAGTTCCTGGTGAAGGAGCTCCATCTGAACCAGGAGCTCCTGGAACTTCTGGAACTGGAGGAAGATTACAACCTATTCATAAACAAGCACTTGATATTATATCTGGTCCTGAAAGTGGTGGTGATTATAATGCAATGAACAATGGTCAAGCTGGAGACAGACCTGGTGGTTCTAAAAAGTGGTTAGGTAAAAATCTCACAGACATGACAATTGGTGAGGTTAAAGATTTCCAAAACAATAAAAAAACCTTGTGGGCTGCGGGAAGATATCAAATTATTCCTGGTTCTCTTCCAACAGCACAAAAATCTGCTGGATTAAATGATAGTGATAAATTCGACCAAAATAATCAAGACTTACTTGCTATTGGATTATTAAAAGTACAAGGACCTGGTGCTTGGAGCAAATATTCTCGTTATACAAAGCAAGAAATTGATATAATGTATAAAGCGAAAGCAACTCCACTAGGACAACCTGCACCGACTGCAAGAGTTCAACCAGGTACTAAGTATTCTGTAGATCAAAATATTACAAATGTTGTTGGTGCTAAAGGAACTTCGTCTGTTATAGTTACAAGTCTTCGTGGAAATAGAATCAGAAATGGAAGAACGCAGTGGCATGGTGGAATTGATATTGCTACAGATTCAGGAACTTATATTGCTCTAAGAGCAAATGGTGTGGTTATGTATGCTGGTAATAGGGGTGGTTATGGTCTTATGGTTGATATTTGGGTAGAATCCTATGGTATAAAATTGAGAATGGCACACTGCAGTGCTCTTCTAGCTAATTGTAAGGCTGGTGCGACCATACCTGCTGGAGTTTCTTTTGCAAGAGTTGGAAGCACAGGAGAATCTACAGGTCCTCATATTCACTTTGAAGCAGATACAAATAAAAATGGAACAATGAATGGTGGTAGAGATTATGGTGGAAATACTTCGCCAGATCCTTATGTTCCATTACTTTTACTGACTTCTGGAAAAAGTAATGGGTATAAATCTTCCGCAACTGTTAATGGAAAACCAGCAGCACAAATCTCACGCACCGGTACAGGAGGAGGACCAGAAGTTTTAGAAGCACTTACTCCAGAAAGAAAAGGTCAAACAATTATTGTTGCACAACAACAGGCACAGCAAGCACAAATAGCATCTGCTCCAGCACAGAAGACTGCATTGCCATTCATTCCTGATAATTCATTAAATAGTCTTCGTAATAACATTTTACTCACGCACTTAGCTTATACTTAATATGCCAGCAATAAGTATTTCACAATATGATGAACTTTTCATTGAAAGTAATGATCAGAAAAGAA